GTTTGTTCTATCAGCCATTGTTCTTCAGTTGGTTCTTCTCGGTGTTCGTGAATTTCGTTGAGAAGACTGATTGATGTTCTAACTTGTGTTTCAGTTAGAGATTTACTTTCGGTGAAGTTAATCACCAAAGCTTCATGTGTAGGTAAATTTTTGTATTTGTTTACAAACTCATTAACTTCTTTGAAGACTACTTTCTCAGCGTCATCTGCAAAGTAGTCAGCGTTTATGAATGGTAGAACCTTACGGCAATAACTATCATTGTAAATCAGGTTCTTCAGTATTGAATGTTCTAGTCGGTTCATTATGTTGATTTATTAAAATCTCTGTTAGTATGTCACCCATGATTGTAACAAATTCTTCGTTGTTTTGCAACTCATCTATGTCGTGTTTGCCTGGGTGGACGAGTGTATAACCGAATTGCAGTTTAGCAAATTCACCTGCCTCTTGAACTCTTGCCTTACCATAATGGTAGACAACACCAACAAACTCACCTTGTAGAATTTGAATTCCTGTAATATCTGAATTGGTGAAGTCTATAAAACGGTAATCTTTACCTTCAAGCAGCATCTTCGGCTTCTTCTTCCAAAATTGGAGTTTCTCCCATAATGTTTCCATATGCAATCTCATATTTGTGTTTAATAAAGTCTTTGAACTTTTGGTCGTTCAAAATTGGTTCCATAAATTCAGGCGTTGAAGTATCTGCAATTCGTTTCTTATCACCAATCTCACCAGTTGATTGGTCTACTTTAGCATACCAACCGTTTGCTGGTTTAACCACATGTCCGGACTCAATAGCAAGGTCAAGCAAGCCACTATACTTACTGATGCCACCATCAAAAGATACAGAGATAGGTATTTTAGATTTTTCTTTAACATAACGAGATTTTTCCACATTGATAATAAAATGATAGCCAACAATTTCAGTACCTTCTTTGTCTTGTTGTCGACCAAGGATATAGATATTGTCAGCAGAGTAATACGAACCTGTACCACCACCAACAATATCTTTAGGGAACATACCAATCTCTTTGTATGTGTGATTCACAACAACCATTGGAATATCTTTTAAGTTAAGATGTGGTGTTACCATTCTAAACAAACTCTTAACTTGTTTAGCACGACTCATATCTGCAACAGATTTACCTTCAAGTGCATCTTCAACTTCTTTCTTAGATGCCAAGTTACCAATCGAATCTAGTATGATGATTAGTTTATCACCACGATTTACATCTTGAAGTTGTTGCATAATATCAAACTTCAATTGTTCAATGTCAGTCAATGGTGTATGTAAAACTCTGTCCATATCAATTTGGAATGTTTCAAAGTATTTGATAGGTGTACCAAACTCTGAATCATAAAACAATAATACGGCCTCTGGATATTTGTCCATGTAAGCTTTTGCCATTAATAAACTAAAGGCAGTCTTAAAGTGTTTAGATGGCCCAGCCCACATTGTAAGACCTGGAATAATACCGCCATCTAATTTACCACTGAGTGCAACATTAATCATTGGTACATCTGTGGGTACCATATCTTTCTCAGTAAAGAACTTTGACTTGGATAGAATTGCACTATCTTTAATCGTTGAATTCTTCTTTAATTTGTCCAATAAACTCATAATATTTCCTTTTAAAATGTTCCACCCTCAAGAGAATTCTTTTGAGGTTTTATTTCTATAATATCCGTTTTTTTAATCACTTCACTATCTGTATCGGACATAAACAATTCTACACTAGGTGCAGTTGATTTTGCAAGCTCTTTTTTACTCTTTGCCTTACGCTTTGGTTGTTCTGGTTCAGATTCAGCTTGTTTTAATCTAATATATGTTTGATTAGAGGCAATCAACAATAAAACGGCAAGTGGGTCAAATACAATTATAATAATAAGAATAACCAATCTTACAGCTTTATCTATGAAACCGGCATCATCTTTTGTATAGAATAGTTCGGCAATATATTGAATAGGACCAACTTCTGCCATTAAAGTATTTTCTTCTTTTAGAAGAGGCAATTTATCAGTTGATAATTTCTTTAACTCAGCTTGAACTTCTTGAATTTGAATATCTATCTTCTTTGATGCGGTTGCTGGGTCACCTGCTCTTTGAAGTAAATAAGTTAATCGTTCTTTAGCAATCTTCTCTTGTGTCTCTAATGTTTTTAACTGAACACTATTTGCGCCAATATAAACATTAGTATCAAGGTGTGCTTTAGAAAGATAACCAAAAATACCCATAGAAGTTATTAACATCAATAAAATAATGGCACTTAAAAGATAGTAGCGCATTAACTTCATTGTAACAGACCAGTTGTTATACAACCAAGATATTGTTATTAGTTTACTAAACTCTAAAACAGAGCCCATGATTATGATTGGCCAAAAAGAACCTGGAAATATTTGTGCGAGACCTATAACCGAATAGTAAGCTGCAACTGCTGATAAAGCAATTGCACTAGTAAAAGGTAATAAAACTTGTATCAAAAGAAACTCTCCAATGAATTTTTCTTTTCAACAGACCAACCCATACAATCAAGAATTACCTTAATTGGTTCAATGAAAGCTTTTTCAAATTGAGTATCATAATCAATATACATTTGCATCTCAAATTCTTTTGGTAATCTTTGAGGAAATGATATCACCGAATCTTTAAAAGGGTTTGGTTGCTTAAGATATGTGAATTTAAGTTTTTCACCCTCTTGAATTAATGGATATTTTTTATCCAATTTTTTCTGTTTGATGAAATGGTTATATATGATAGCACCTTTAACATGAATCGGTGTGCCCTTCTTATACATCATAACACTATCATAATAAGTCTTTAATCCGTTTACACCTCTAGGAAAAGATATATCTTCAACTGGTAAATTTTTGAATTCTGATTTGAATTCTTCAATGAACTTATGTATATCTTCTTCTGAACCATTCATCATAATATGGATAGATTCACGCATCTTTTGCCTAACAGCAGATGGTGTTGATGACTTAACCATCTCAAGACCCATAACTTTCATATGGGGTTCAGCATAAGAAACACCTTCATTGTTATAAACATTTAGAATGTATCTCTTCTTAGCAGTCCAAATGCCTTTGTCTGCCAATGCTTCACGCTTCATTTGCATCTTTTGGTCATACGCATGAACATACGAAGCAAGCTCTTGATAAGAAGTATCAATAAACGGTTGGATTTTATCTTCACATACTTTGTCCATGAAGGAGATAATTGAATTAATATCTTTCTTTTCAGAATAGACTTTATCAACCAATGGACCAAGACGGAGATAAATCGAATCTGTATCAGAGGCGATAACATAATCTTCTTCAGTCTTTAGTAATTTATTTAAATACTCATTTAATTTCTTTTCAATCCAACGAATAGACAACTGCCCAGCAGTAGTAACGCCAAGAGCCATTCGTAAATCATAAAAGCGGAAATACTGGCTACCAAGAGCACCATAAGCAGAATTAAGAGAAACTTTCTTTGCAAGTTGTAAGTTGTCATATCTTGCAATTCTATTTTCGAGTTCTTTTCTTTTGATTGGGTCATTTTCTACCTCATAGTCTTTCTTCGCCTGAATCATCATCTTCTTAAACTTACTTCTGTCAACATACATTTCTTCCAACATCTTTGGTAGAAAACCTTGTTTATCGGTACGAAAGAATTGACCGTTCGGTGTAATTGTAACATCGGATAGTTTAGATGTATCAACTTCTTTTTCTAACATCTTATCTACAGTAATACCACGCATAATTAAATCACGCATTTCTTTTGTGTAGTCAGATGCTTCAACTAATGTTTCAGGTGATATATTAAATTGCATCATCAAATGCGGATATAAACTATTCAAGTCAAAACTAGCAACATAGTTGTGTAGACCAACTTGAGGTTCTTTCACATAAGCACCTTCAAATGCGGCCGACTTATGTTTTGTTTCTTTTGGCGGAACAACGATATTCTTTTCTAGCAAGTAGTTATAGATTAGAGCATCCCACATCCTTGTCTGTGCAAAGATATCTTCAAAGTTTGTTTTAGTATCATAAGCAAGAGTAAGACCTAGTTCAATTAACTTCAACTTACTTTCAAGCTTGAAAATCAATTCAACGTCTTTGATGTTATACTCAATAAACTTTTGATGATTCAATCGGTATAATGCATGAAGATTATCATATTCATCATAAGCAATCTTACCTTCACCAAGTTCTACTTGTGCAATATTATCCAAACGATATGATTCTTGTGACTTACCACTTGGCGCATACCATCTGTATAACTCAATATAATCTAATGAAGATACACCAACAAGTTCATATGCAGTTAGTTCTTGGTTGTTTACAACAGCTTTACGGCCATTAATGAAACCCCATGGTGATAGTTTCTTCGTTTCATCTTCACCAAGGATTCTATTAAAACGATTGACCAAATAGGGAATATCAAAGAACTTAATATTCCATCCTGAGATTACATCAGGACAATTTTCTTCCCAGAATCGTAGAAACTTTTTACATAATTGAAACTCATCATCACATTTGATATAAGTTTCATCACCA